AATAAAACGAGACAGGAAAGATGGCTAATCCCACTACGGTAGTAATTAATTTAACGGGTTCAGATAAAACTGGAGCAGCATGGGCAAGTGCTAACAAGCGCGTTGCTAACCATCGCAGGAGAGTTAAAGGGTTATTGGGGACGTATCAGCGGATAAAGACTAATATAGTTCAAATGAACTCGGCATTAGGATTAATGCCCGTAGCTGGAATGGCGGGAATGGCTGCTTCAGCAGCCCTCTTCGCTAAATCTGTTTTGTCCGCAAGAACAGAGATGAATAGTTTCAATAACTCAATGTTGGTCGCTACAGGGAGCAGTAAAGCGGGGGCGAAAGAGTTTAAGAAAGTAACCAAATTATCCCGTAAATTGGGACTTGATTTAGGCACTACCGCAGACTCGTACCGTAAGTTTTCTATCTCAGCAAGGGCGGCAGGGCTTTCCCAACGGGATACAAGCTCAGTGTTTGAAGGGGTGTCAACTGCAATAGGCGCGATTGGGTTAAGTTCAGAGAAATCATCGCGTGTTTTCATGGCACTTGAGCAAATGATGAGCAAAGGAACTGTCAGTGCTGAAGAATTGAAGCAACAAATGGGTGAACACCTTCCAGGTTCGATGTCCATAGCAGCCAAAGCTATGGGGTTGACCACCCGTGAATTCCAGAAAGCACTCGCTGCTGGTCAGATAATGTCAGACGATTTTTTACCGAAGTTCGCAAAGGCATTGAAAGAAAAGTTTGGTGAAGCAGCGATTAAAGCCTCTAAGCAATTCAGAGGCGCGTTCAATAACATGTCGAGTGCATGGCTGGAATTTCAACTTGCCGTTGGCGATAAGAAATTTATGGATGCCGCTACCAAAGCGGTTACTAAATTGACCTCTATATTGAAAGACCCTGCCACAATTAAAGGGGTCAGAGATGCGTTCAGTGCATTGATTGACGGGTTTACATGGATTCTGGACAATGGGGATAAAACAGCTAGGATACTTAAAGGACTTGCATTGGCTATGTTACCTTTCGGGGGGCAATTTAAACTGTTAGCTCTTAGCCTTGTCGCGGCTAAAGAAGCTCTGATTGAATTTACAGGAAGTTCCACACCATTTTTCAATCTTTTTGTTACTGGTTTTAAAAAAGCAGCTATTGAAGACAAGATTAGAGGAATAAAGAAAGAAATAGCCACTTTAAACAAGGAAATAAGTGACGGATTCACTACCTATGAGGCGTTCGGTATTACACTTCAGGTTATAACTGACACAGCTAAAGAGCAACAAACTGCTCTAAAAGGTTTACAAACTGAGTTAAGCACTGCTGAAGAAGCTTACCTTAGTTTTCAAGAAAAGATTGTTGCAACACCCTCATCCTCCTCCGCGCCTATCATAGACGAGGCAGCCACCCTTGATTTAGATAACTATCTGGTTAAATTAGCAGCCGCAAACGACAAGGTGACTGCATTATTTTCCACGGAACGAGGGGCTGAGTTAATAAATGCGTTTACGGCTGCGAGAGAAGCGGCTGCGAAGTTACAGAAAGATTTTGATGAAGACCCAGCGGGGCATGCCACAACGGGGACTCCTACCGAAGGGGGGATGTTAGCTGTTATGAGTCCCGAAGAACTAGAAAAGTTGGCTGAAATGCAGGAGGGGTTGGCTCTTTTGCATGAAGACCTTGCGGGAATGGATGAATTATCCTTGAGTTTCGGGGCAACTTGGATGGAAATGGCAGAGGAAATGCTACCTATATGGCAAGAGGTAGGCCAGACTTTAGCTGAAATATTCGGCCCTGGTGGGGTGTTAATTAACGGTCTTGCAGAAGCCGCGTCCAGTGCTATTTTATTTGGGACAAGTTTCAGTGATTCAATGAAGAATTTAGCCAAAACTATTGCATCGACAGTGTTAACCATGTTAATTAAGGTAGGGCTTCAGGAAGGTCTAATGCTTGCTAAAAGGCTATTAGGTATTAAAATAGAAACTACCGCAGAAGTAGCTGCTGCTAAAGCTAAAGCATCGGCTGCGGCTATAGCCGCCTCAGGAAGCCTGGGGGTGATAGGGGCTGATACAGCAGCATTAGGAGTCATCGCTGCACCTGTCGCAGCTTCTGTATCATTGTTATCATTTGGTGCAAACGCTGGGCCAGCTATAGCGGGGCTAACCCTCACACATGCTGTAAGTAAAGCATTATCTTTCGCTGCTGAAGGGGGATCATTTAAAGCGGGTGATCCTATAATCATCGGTGAAAAAGGCCCAGAGTTATTTATACCTAAATCGGCAGGGGATATAATCCCTAATGATGTGGCGTTTGGTCAATCTAGGGGAGGCGCGACTCAACAACAAGCCCAGCCTTTAGCAGCGGCAACACAGGTAGCTAATATAGAATTTAACGTGACCGCAATGGACAGCGAGTCTTTCCAGGAAGGTATGGCTAAAAATAGTGAAGTGATTATTGATATAATACGGGATGCGTTTAATACCCAAGGTGAAGAGGTTGTCATATGAGTGGTGCGTTTCCTAACACAACTAAAGCTAAACAGATTAAGATTAGGGGGGAATCCCCAACCTTCGTGTCAGTAACTCACTCAATGAAACGTCAGGTTAGGGCAAGGGGTAATGTTCATCAATGGAGTATTGAAGCTATATTCCCTCGATTAGAGCGGGATGCTTTCGCACCTATTTGGGCGTTTGTTCAATCTCAAGCAGGGAGGTACGAGTCATTCACGTATATCCCCCCGATTTACGGGTCAACACGCAGTGCTGAAAGTGGCACATTAACGGTGAGTACCGCTTCAACAAGAGGTAGTAGCACTGTAGCCGTATCAGGCAGTGTTGGGGGTGGCCTTTTAACAGGTGATTTCATTAAGTTTTCCAATCACGATAAAGTCTATATGTTGACGAGTGATGGGGAAACTTCGTTATCTGTATTCCCTCCTTTACATAATGATGTGAGTATCACCACTACAGTGACCTACTCGGATGTGCCTTTTCTGGTCGCGTTGGAGAAAGATAGGAACGATGTGAAGATCGAGACAAACGGACTAGCAACGTATAAACTCAGATTTATGGAGGCGTTGTAATGGGGAGGGGGGCTACCGCAGCGGTCCTTACTGAGTTGTCGAAAGGGCAAAACAGACCTGTACATCTTGTGCGAGTATATTTTGATGAGGGGACTGTCGCAATGACTGATTGCGGACATGACCTTGTTAGGGGTGGGGTGACATATAGCGCACTGGGTGGATTGCTAAAGATCGCTAAAATCAAAGAAGAGGCAGAGGTAGTTATCAGTAAAATGAGGATTACTCTTGATGGAGTAGGGCCAACATGGATAAGTTATTTACTGGGTAGAAATTATATTGACAGAAAAATAGATGTTTATTTAGCGTTGATAGACAATGCAGGAAATATCATTGATGACCCTGTTGTTATATTCGATGGTCGAATAGACTCCCCTCAAATATCGGAAGACCCTCGAAAAGGCACAGCTACAGTATCGTTAAGTGCAGCGAATGCCTGGATAGATTTCACCCGTATTACAGGTCGTCATACGAACCACCAAGATCAACAGGTATTCTTCCCAGGGGATTTAGGGTTTGAGTTTACCTCTGAGGTCGAGAAAGACATCACCTGGGGTAGGGAGAGCAACTCTGATAGATGATAGGTGGGAACACCGTTTCACTGCATTCATTGACACTCGCAGACATGCCCATCTTATTTGGGGGACACATGACTGTTGTATGTTTGTTGCAGATGCTATCAAGACAATAACAGGGGTCGAGTGTGCTGGATTCTTCAGAGGAAAATATTCAACCCAAGCGGGGGCGTTCAGGAAGATAAAGTCATACGCGGGGGGTGGCGTTGCTGAGATGATGGATAAAATAGCAACCGAGTACCATTTCTGTGAGACTGATTCTAACCATACACAAATGGGGGATGTCGCATTATGTGTTGTAGATACGCATGTAGGGGATGACCTTGAGGTGTTAGGGGTGGTAATCAGTGACACTAAGATAATATTTGCAGGGAGAGAAGGTTTGGTTGTTAAAAATAAAGCAGTTGGAGTGAAATTTTGGCAAATCCAATAAACTGGCGAGTTGTCACAGGATGTTCACTCGCATCAGAGGGGTGTGAGTCATGCCCGTCATACCTCCACACATTGAATATAGGTGGGGATTACTCAGTTAAAACCCATAGTGAATTGTTATTGTTACCCCCGATGACGTACTCTGCAACAACATATATGGTGGCGTTTGGTAGTGATTTATTTCATGAATCAGTACCTGATTCATTCATAAAAGATGTTTTTTCAGTCATGAACGCCTCAACTCACAAATTTGAAATAGCAACAAAAAGAATCATGCGAGTAGCATCAATGGACTTGAATTGGACAGATAACATTAAATTAGGTGTCGCAGTTGAATCACATCGGTACACCTGGAGGATTAAATTCCTACAGGAAGTTAATGCTAAGTTCAAATTCATCTCGGCAGTACCTTTATTAGGTGACTTAGGTAAGATTGATTTAGACGGGATTAATGCAGTCGGTGCAGCTAAAGAAGAATGGGGATTATTTAGACCCTTCAAGCAAGAGTGGGTAGATAAATTGAGGGAACAATGCAACGAACAAGGTGTATTTTTTTCAGAATCAACCACTTCATGGGAGGTTGAGTAATGGTAGGTGTGGTAGGTACTATAATCATAGCCGCTGTTATCATAGCAGTTGTAGTTGCTGTTACAGCAGGGATGGCAGGAGGTGTTCTAGCTGGCCCGGACGAAGGTAGTACATTCAAGAAAGATTTAAATGAAGAATCACTAAAAATCATTTATGGTCTTAAAAAGATACCAAGACCTCAACCTGTATTCATGGAGGTTGATGGGAGCGAAAATAAATATTTACACATTGTATACGCTCTCTCAGAAGGCGAAATAGAGGCTGTCACTCAAATACTCCTACGGGATATATTAGTCTGGGAAGACGGGGCTTTTTTATCCGATGCGGAGTATGACGGAGAGAGGAATCCCTATAGAAATAATGTTGAGTTCAATATCCACACAGGGACGGATGGACAAGCCGCTGACAGCACGCTGGTTAGTAGGGTTAGTTCGTGGACAGCCGCACATAAACTAAGTGGAGTCGCTTATATTTATGTCAGGTTAGAGTTTGACGAGGACGTTTTTTTCTCAGGAGTACCTAAGATTGATTTTGTCATAAAAGGTAAAAAAGTATACGATCCTCGCGATGGGACTACCGCATGGAGTGATAACCCTGCCTTGTGTATTAGAGATTTCCTGACTAATGGAAGATACGGCAGGGACATCCCGGTAACTGACATTGATGACACCTCATTGATAGGGGTTGCAAATTACTGTGATGACGAAATCACGTTAAACGGCACGACTCAGAAAAGATACTTATGTAATGGGATTGTCGATCCAGAAGACAAAACTATTAGCATCATTAAGGATTTGGTTACCTCATGCAGGGGGTGGTTGATCTTTAGCGCGGGTAAATACATCCTTATCACGGATAAAATTGAAATTCCAACGTACACATTTTCAGAAGATAATATTATCGGGAAATGGACAATCAGTTTAGGTAATAAAAGTAATATATTTAACAGGGTAAAAGCTAATTTTCCCAATAAGGCGCGATTCTGGAAAAATGATTTCGCTGTAGTAGATTCAACTGGTCTTAGGGACGATGATGCAGGGAGGCTATTGGAAAAAACTATCAATCTACCTTTCACCACCAGTTTAGATCGGGCCACATATATCGCCACACAGTATCTAAACCAATCGAGGCAACATCTCGCTGTGTCATTCACTGCCACAATAGATGCACTGAATGCTGTGGTAGGTGATGTTGTGTACATTAACCATTCCACACCTGGGTGGGATCAGTTAAATAGTGGGTTAGGTAAGAAGTTCAGGATCA